AGTATTAGCTTTTGATGAAGAACAAGACATATGGAACGAAAGAATTAAAAATGCATAAAACATCTAAAGAAGAAATTAAATATTGGGATGATGTTCTAGACGAGTATGAGAATTCTATTGGTCTATCGCCATATCAGAACGATGCACTATCCTCTGATGAATTAAATCAATATCTGACCATGAATAGAGATGTTATTGAAAAATTAAGCCCAGAAGATTGTGCTCAAATTGCTTATCGATTAGGTCAATTCTCTTTTCATATTCAAAGAACAATTAATAGAGAAATAGCACGCTACAATTGGGCCGAAGAAACTATTAAAGAAACCATAGCAGATGAAATTAATAATTATAAAGGATATGGATATGTGGAAAAATCTGGCCAAGCTATTAAACACAATGACAAAGCCACGTCCTTGAATAATATAAAGAAGTATGCTAAACAAAGATCTGATAGACTATCTTATTTAGCCAATGGCATTAAGAATTTATCTGATATTATACTTTCTGTACAAAAGACAAAGGTGAAACATGGGTCTTGATAATGATGATATCAAAGCATTAATAGCTATTCTACAAAAGGGTCTGAGTGATGATGTTCAGGAAGAATCATCTAAGCCCAAAAAGAAAACTAAGTCTACAAAAACAAAAAATATAAAATCAGTCGAAACGGTTAAAGAAAATAAATTTGAAGATATGCCAGAATCTAGAATGCATAAAGAAGACACTGCAATTGATAAAAAATTAGCAAAGTTCGCACCAGTCCCAAGAAATAGACCTTACACCCCCATCACAATACAATGTAGGGTGTGTGGCAAAAAAGAGTCCATTTGCCCCTCATTGGTCGAGTCGGTGGAAAGATATAAGTGTAACAAATGCTCATCATCCGCAGGATAAAAAATGATTCTATGTGACCCCGCTGCTGAAAGAGCAGTATTAGCAGGTATTTGTAAATTTGGCGAAGATGCTTATTTAGATATTGCTGATATTGTCCAAGAATCATCTTTTACAATTGATAGTAATGCTATAATATTTAAATGTCTAAAATGCTTATGTGATAACGAACAAAAGCCTAAGATTGATATACCATCAATTTATTCTGCTGCACAAGAAGTTGGCGTTTCACATATTTTAGCGAAAAAGGAAGAAACTCAACATCTTAAAGCGATAATTGACTTTCCCGTTAATCTTGAGAATGTTCGTAAGTTTGCTGCTAAAATTCGTAAACTTGAAATTGCAAGATTGTTACGCAAACAGCTGGAGCAGGCTCAGGATAAGATATTAGAAATTAATGGTAGTGAACCAATAGCAAATATTTTGGGTATTGCAGAAGATGCTATATTTAATTTTTCTTCTTTATTAAATGATGGCGATAATAATCCAGTACATATCGGTAAAGATATCGATCAATATATTACAGATTTGGTTGAAAATCCTATAGATCAAATTGGTATTCCAACGGGGTTTCCAGTTTACGATCAGGCTATTGGTGGAGGTTTTAGAAAGGGTACTGTTAATGTAATAGCAGCACGACCCAAAACTGGCAAAACTCTTTTGGCAGATAATATGGGTCATAATATTGCTAAACTTGGTATTCCTGTTTTAAATATGGATACTGAGATGAATGTGAAGGATCATATTAATAGAGTATTGGCAATGAAGACTGAGACTGAAATTTCGGCCATTGAAACTGGTAAATTTGCAGAATCTCCAGATCAAAGAAATAAGATATTAACAGCATCAGAAGAATTAAAATCTACACCTATTTTCTATAAAACAATTGCTGGAAAACCATTTGAAGAACAATTATCACTAATGAGAAGATGGTTGGTTAAGGAAGTGGGATTAAATGATGATGGCACAGCAAAACAGTGTTTAATAGTTTATGATTATCTTAAACTTATGGATAGTGCTGGGATTAGTCAAGATATGAAAGAATATCAAGTATTAGGATTTATGATGACCGCACTGCATAATTTTGCTGTTAGATATCAGATTCCAATCTTGGCTTTTGTACAATTAAATAGAGATGGTATAACTAAAGAGAGTACTGACACGGCGAGTGGTTCAGATAGAATTATTTGGTTGTGTAGTAATTTTAGTATTTTTAAGAGAAAAGCAGATGATGAAATGGCAGAGGATGGTCCAACTAATGGTAATCGAAAATTATTGCCATTAGTTAGCCGTCACGGTGGAGGATTAGATGACAATGATTATATTAATTGTCACATGAAGGGTTGGTGTGCAAAAATTAGTGAGGGTAAGACCAGATTAGAATTAATGAACAATAATAAAATTGGAGACGAAGGATTTATCGTAGATGAAAACAATGAAGACCAAGAAATCCCATTTGAATGATCAGGCCAAGTTAAAGATAGTATGTGATGAGGTATGTGATAATATCGAATCCTTATTAGATGCTTTTGGTTTAGATTATAAAAATAACGGCAAGATGATCACAATGGCCTGCCCAATTCATGATGGAGATAATCTATCAGCATTAAATTTGTATCCAGAGGGTGATACATATCGTGGCAATTGGAAGTGCAGAACCCATAATTGTGAAAAGATTTTTAAAGGATCTATCCTAGGATTTATTCGTGGTATTATTTCCAACCAAAAGTATGGATGGAAAAAAGATGGAGATGAATCATGTTCATTTCAGGAGGCCGTAGAATATGCTTTGAGTCTAATCAATAAAGATTTTAGCAATATTAAAATCTCCAGAGTAGACAGAGATAAAAAGCAATTTACTAGCATGGTGGGTTATTTAAATAATAATAGTCAACCAGAAGCACCACAAATTACAAGATCTCAAATAGTTAAGTCTTTAAACATACCAGCACAATATTTTATTGATAGACACTATACTAAAGAGATATTGGAAAAATATGATGTTGGTTTTTGTTCATCTCCAAATAAAGAAATGACAAACCGTGTTGTTGTGCCAATTTATGATAATAATTATAAGTTTATGGTAGGATGCACTGGACGCAGTATATATGAAAAGTGTGAGAGTTGCAAAGGATTTCATGATCCCAACAATTCATGCCCTCATAGTGATGATATATGGAAGTATTGTAAATGGAAACATAATAAAGACTTTAAAAGTCAAAACCATCTTTACAATTTTTGGTTTGCTAAAGAACATATCTTAAAGACTGGTGTTGCTATTATAGTTGAGAGTCCTGGTAATGTGTGGAGATTAGAAGAAAACGGAATTCATAATAGCGTTGCCATGTTTGGTTGTTCTTTAAGTGATCGCCAAAAAATTCTATTAGATTCATCTGGTGCTATGAGTTTGGTTATTTTAACAGATAATGATGAGGCTGGTAGAAAAGCCGCAGATCAAATTAAGATCAAATGTCAAAACACTTACAGAGTATTCATCCCAAATATTAGCAAACCAGATATTGGGGAAATGACTAGTGCAGAAATAAATGATGAAATTAAAACCTATTTACAGAGAATAACATGACAAAAATTATAGCATTTGCTGGTAGAAAACAGTCTGGAAAAACAACTTGCTCTGAATTTATTGTTAGTTGTAGTCTTGGTGTAAAAACTAAAATTTATAATTTCGCAGATCCTTTAAAACAAGATATATGTATTAATATTCTTGGTTTATCCCATGAGCAATGTTATGGTTCTGATTTACAGAAAAATACTCTAACACATATTAAGTGGCAGGATAAATATCTAACAGCCAGAGAAGTTATGCAAGTAGTAGGCACAGACATACTACGAAATATGTATCATGATGTTTGGGTAAATGCTACAATTAATAAAATTATGAAAGAGAATATGGATTTAGCCATTATAGCAGATTGTAGATTTCCTAACGAAGTAGAGTCTATAAGAAATGCTGGTGGTATTGTTATTAAATTAAATCGTAATCCATATAATTCTGATCACGCCAGTGAAACTGCATTAGATGCTAATAATTATAATCAATCTAACTTTGATCTTGTATTGAATAATACTATTATGACTATAGAAGAACAATGTGATGAGGTTTATAGTTTCTTAAAAAAGAAAGCTATCTTACAATGAAAGCATTTATTACGGGGATTACTGGCCAAGATGGATCCTATTTAGCAGAGTTATTGCTGAATAAGGGTTATGAAGTTCATGGTATTATAAGAAGAACCAGTAATTTTCCAACCACTAGAATTGATCATATTCATAAAGATTTAAATCTATATTATGGTGATGTTACTGATAGTAGTTGTTTATCAAGAATAATTAGAAAGATTTTACCAGACGAAATCTATAATCTTGCAGCACAGAGTCATGTTAAGGTTAGTTTCCAAGAACCTGTTTACACAACTAATTCTGTATCAATAGGCACATTAAATATATTAGAAATAATTAGAGATATTAAAGAGGATTTAGATAAATCTATCAGATTTTATCAGGCATCGAGTTCTGAGATGTTTGGTAAAGTATATGAAACTCCACAAAAAGAAACAACACCATTTTATCCAAGATCACCATATGGGGTTGCTAAACTATATGGCCACTGGATCACAGTCAATTATAGAGAAAGTTATAATATATTTGGATGTAGTGGTATACTATTTAATCATGAGAGTCCAAGACGAGGCGAAACTTTTGTCACTAGAAAAATTACCAGAGCAGCAACTAGGATAAAATTAGGATTACAAAATAAATTACTGTTAGGGAATTTAGATGCTAAACGAGATTGGGGATATGCTAAAGATTATGTTGAGGCTATGTGGATGATGCTACAAAAAGAAACTCCAGAGGATTATGTTATATCTACCGGCGAGACGCATTCTGTAAGAGAGTTTTGTGAATTAGCATTTAATGAATTGGGTTTAAATTATCGTGACTTTGTTTCTATAGATCCCATTTATTATAGACCATCAGAAGTTGATCTTCTGTTAGGTGATTCACATAAGGCAAAAACACAATTAGGGTGGACGCCACAAACATCATTCAATGATCTCATTAGAATTATGATTGAAAATGATTTACAATTAGCAGAAAAGGAAAAATTCTATGCTTCAAGATAAGGTTATAGTTACTGGTGGTGCTGGCTTTCTTGGTCAATCAGTTGTTAAAAAACTATTAGAAGCAGGATTTGATCCGTCAAAAATAGTAGTACCAAGAAAAGCAGATATTGATCTGACAAAAGAAGCAAATGTAATTAAACTATATGAAGATCATAAGCCAGATATAGTAGTACATTTAGCGGCAGAAGTTGGTGGTATTGGTGCTAACATGGAGAATCCAGGTAGATTTTTTTATGCTAATATGAGCATGGGATTGAATCTTGTAGAACAAGCAAGAATTCATAATATTAAGAAATTTGTATTTGTTGGTACAGCATGTGCTTATCCTAAATTTTGTCCATCGCCGTTTAAAGAAGAAGACTTATGGAATGGATATCCCGAAGAAACTAATGCCCCATATGGAGTTGCCAAAAAGGCTATCTATTTGATGTTGGAAGCTTATCAACAACAATATGGATTGAAGAGTGCGGTATTAATCCCTGTTAATCTTTATGGTCCAAATGATAATTTTAATCCAGCATCATCTCATGTTGTACCCGCATTAATCAGAAAGTGTGTTGCCGCTAAGAATAATAAAGAACCATTTATAGAATGTTGGGGAACTGGTTCTGCCACACGAGATTTCTTATATGTTGACGATGCTGCTAATGGCATTATTGAGGCTGTTCTTAAAATAGATTCTCCAATACCAATTAATTTGGGGAGTGGTTCGGAGATTCGTATTAAAGATTTAATTGATAAAATTGTTAAGTATTGTGAATATGATGGTGAAGTTAGATGGAATTCATCTAAACCAGACGGTCAGCCCAGAAGATTGCTAGATATTTCTAAAGCAAAAGAATTGTTGGGTTGGGAACCAAAACAAAATTTTGATGATGGCTTACGACAGACCGTTGAGTGGTATAAAAACAACATAGAGAATTGTAGATGATCATAACTTATTTACGCAGTAGTTCCTATGGCACACATAGCATGTGTCCTCAACAATATTTTTTTGACTATGTATTAGGATGGAAAAGTCCATCCAACAAAAAAGCAGATAAAGGAACTATCTGTCATAAAGTATTAGAAATATTGGCCTATATTAAATTATATTCTCAGAATAATAAACTAATTTATACTGATGATATCTTGGGTGATATTAATATTAATGATTATAATATTGATAGTATCACAGAAAGGGTCTATAAATACTATACAGCCCAGTTTAAACATCATGAATGGGAAGTAAAAGATTATAAAGACTGCCACAAATGGGTTCATAAGGCGCTAATAGACCATAATGGATCGTTTGATCCACGCTCACGAGACATTCTGCAACCAGAACAAAGGTTTGATATTGTTATTAAAAAACCTTGGGCAAAATATAATTATAAAACTAATACAGAAAATTTAGACGGGTATTTGGCCATTAAGGGTACAATTGACCTAATTACTAAAGTAAATGATAATACCATAGAGATTATAGACTGGAAAACTGGTAAAAGATTAGATTGGGCAACTGGTCAAGAAAAGACTCTTGCTAAATTACAAGACGATCCTCAGTTAAGAATTTATCATTATGCTGTTAGTCAACTATATCCTGATATAGATCATATCATGGTTAGTATTAATTTTATTAATGATGGTGGTGCTTTTACTATCTGTTATGATAAAAGCGATCTTCCAAAAACAGAAAATATGATTAGACAAAAATTTGAGACGATCAAAAATACAAAAATACCACAGTTAAATAAATCTTGGAAATGTAGCAAGTTATGTCATTATGGTAAAACAACATTTGAAGGAACTAATATTCTACCGATTGTTGAATATAGAGATGGGCAATTATGCAATCTTGGACAAAACATGACAAAATGTGAACAAGTTAAACACGATATAGGTATAAAAGGTGTTGACAATGTTGTTGACGAGTATACTGTTCCGGGCTATACTGTAGGTATGTACAAACCTCCGGGAAGCGCCGAATGAACTACATACCCCTACACTGTCATAGTATGTTCAGTTTATTGGATGGATTATCCAAACCTGAACAAATGGCAGAACGCTGTAAATCTATTAATGCTACAGCGTGTGCTCTGACGGATCATGGTAATATTGCTGGTGCTGTTAAGTTTTATTCCGCGATGAAAAAGGCTGGTATAAAACCAATACTTGGATGCGAACTTTACATTTGTGAACAAGATCCATCAGTACAAGAAAAAGAAAATAGAAATCTTAGTCACTTCCTCGTTCTTGCACAAAATTATAATGGATGGCAAGATCTTATTAAGATCGTATCAGAATCTAATAAACCAGAATATTATTACCATAAGCCAAGACTCAATTTAGAAAAATTATCAGAATTAAATAGTGGTAATCTTATTGCTATAACTGGTCATTTAGGATCCACATTAGCAGATGCTATTCTGGATAATTATCAATTAAAGAGCGATTGGAAAGAACTTGGTATTCAGCATATCAACAAAATCAAAACATTATTTAATAATAAAGTATTTCTTGAAGCTCAATTAATCGATGTTGAAAATCTTCCAGTACAAAAAATTCTAACAGATGCTATTAGGGTTCTTGGAAAAGAAACTAATACATATGTAATATGTACTCCCGATGCTCATTACTGCAATAGAGAAGACGCTATAGATCAAAGAATATTATTATGTAATAATCTTAAAACAACATTTCCAGAGATTAGTCGTAAAATTAGTAATGATGAAGAAGTGCCTATGGGGTGTTTTTTCACATCAGATAATTATCATATTCCATCTCAAGAGGAGATGACAGCATTACATACTGAAACAGAAATTAAGAATACCAATTATGTGGCCAATTTGGTTGAAGATTATGATATTTTGAGCAAACCTAATCTGCCTCCATTTGAATGTCCCAAAGGATATAATCCAGACGAATATTTAAGGCAATTATGTAGAGATGGTTGGAGGGATAAGATTGCTGATAATATTCCCAAAGAAGACCAGCAGATTTATGTGGATCGTATTAAGTATGAATTAGAAGTACTTCAAGGTGCTGGATTAAGTAGTTACTTTCTTATTGTGCAAGATATTGTGAACTATGTGAGAAAGAATGGGTGGTTGCCAGGACCGGGTCGTGGTAGTGCGGCTGGTTGTCTGGTATCATATTTGATTGGCATTACTAGTATTGATCCTATTAAATATCATTTATTGTTTGATAGATTTTATAATTCTGGTCGAAATACCGCTGATAGAATTTCCATGCCAGATATTGATGTGGATGTTCCAATTAATAAGCGTGAAGTTATTATCGATTATATTAAAAATAAATATGGTCATGATAAAGTATCTCAAATGGTAACTTTTAATACGATCAAAGGTAGAGGAGCATTAAAAGATGTATTAAGAGTTTATGGAAATATATCATTTGAAGAAATGAATAAAATCACCAAAAATATTCCAGATGAAGCGAAAATTGCTGATGAACTTCAAGAAATGAAAGAAGAAACCGGTGAATCTTCTATTATCAGATGGGCATTAGAAAATAATGTTGACAAACTCAAAGAGTGGTGTTATATTGATGATAATGGAGAATTGCAGGGTCCATTGGCAAAGAGGTTTGAGCAAGCCATGCGTTTAGAAGGAACCAAATCAAATCAGTCTAAACATGCTGCTGGAATCGCCATTAGTGCTCAATCGTTAAATCAAATATGTCCAATGATATACGATTCTAAAAATGGTCAACCAATTGCTGGTATGGAAATGCAAGATTTAGAATCTATTGGAATTATTAAATTCGATATTTTAGGCATTGCGATGTTAGATAAAATTATGACTATTGAAGATCTTCTTAAAGAAGGAGTTTATATATGAGTATGGTACAATTTAAAGATTTAACTGTCGATTCTGTATTTACTATGAATGGTATTCAATATAAGAAAACACCTAATATTAAAATTAGTTGTTGTCGATCTATTAATGCAACAGCAGTTGATCATCCAGATAATAAAATACAAGTACAACCCTTAACAGAAGTTGAAGTTAATGATCAACTATAATAAAATTTGTGTTTTTGATTTTGAAACTGATGGTTCTGATCCCAAAGCTTGTAGTCCTGTTCAGATTGCAGCAGTAATTGTGGACCCTATTCAATTAGAGATTATTCCTAATTCTACATTTAATATTAATTTTAAACCAGAAGTATTAGAGAATAATGATAACTATATTTATCAAACTGATATCTTAGATTTTCATTCTAAGGTTAAGGGATGTTCTAAAGAAGAAGTAGTGCAGGCATGGAGAAAGTATCCTAAGCAGCAGCATTCTTGGGAGTTGTTTATTAATTACTTAGATAAGTATCATACTAGAACATCTAAGAAAAGTCAGTTTAGTGCTCCAATCGCTGCTGGATATAATATTAATAGGTTTGATCTACCAATAGTTGATAGACTTAGTAATAAATTTGGTAATGTCAATAAAGAGGGTAAGACTGATATTTTCTTTCCTCGTGATGTTATTGATGTTATGAATTTAGTTTTTTATTGGTTTGAGAATAATAATGATCTAAAAAGTTATGCATTAGATACTCTAAGAGATTATGTCGGCATTTCTAAAGAGGGTGGTCATGATGCTTTAAAGGACGTTATGGACACAGCCAATATTTTGATTAGATTCATGAAGTTACATCGTAGTTTATCCCATAAGATTCAATTTAAGAATTCATTTAAAAATGACTAAAAAGTTTCAGTATGGTTGTGGTTGTAGTTTTGATATTGTAGATAATGGTGAAACTAAAAAGATACTCTTTGAACCCAATATAGACCATATTAGTCTTGATTGTTCAAGAACTTGGGATTTAATATCTGATGGTAATACCAAAGGATGTTTTCAGTTAGAGAGTAGACTTGGACGCTCTATGGCTAAAAAATTGAAGCCATCCAATATTGAAGAATTATCAGCATTAATTAGTATTATGAGGCCAGGATGTTTGGAAGCTGTGAGAGATGGAAAAACTGTTAGTAATCATTTTATTGATAAAAAAAATGGTCAAGAGAGTATTGATTACTTCCACCCATCATTAGAGACCATTCTGCGTAATACTTATGGAGAAATGGTTTATCAAGAACAGGCTATGGAAATTGCCAAAGTCATTGCTGGTTTTAATCTGCAAGAAGCAGATATGTTAAGAAAAGCAATTGGTAAAAAGAAACCAGAAGAAATGGCCAAGGTTAAACAAAAGTTTATTGCTGGTACTCAAAAAACTAATATTGTTTCTTTGGAACAAGCAGAACAAATTTTCGGCTGGATCGAAAAGAGTCAAAGATATTCATTTAATAAAAGTCATGCTGTGAGTTATGCTATCAATGGATATTTATCAGCATATGCTAAAGCACATTTCCCCAAGATTTTCTTTGCGTCATATTTAAGATTTGCTAAAGATAAAATAGATCCTCAAGCAGAAATTAAAGAATTAGTACAAAATGCGACTGAGATGGATATTGTGATCCATACTCCAGATATTAGAAATATGAATCAATTCTTCATTCTAAAGAATAATAAGATTTATTTTGGATTAACAGATATTAAGGGGGTTGGAGCATCAGTATTTGAAAAACTTAAGAATATGATACAAGATAATAGTATTGATTTAAACAATATAAATTGGTTGAATCTTTTATTCAGGGTTTTATTAAATATAAACTCAATTGCTGCAAAGGCTCTGATTGAGAGTGGGGCTACTAGTTTTATTAAACAAACTAGAAATAGTATGGTTTTTGAATATAATACTGCTTCTAATCTTACTAAAAAAGAAACAGCATTTTTGATTGAAAATATCGCTAATTATGATACTCTATCAAATGCTTTAAAATACCTTTTAGATAATGGTAAGATAAATAAAAATAGAAGAAAAATTATTGAAGATATGATTCATAGTATATTTTCTCCACCATTTTCTTTAGAAGATACGGCAGAGTGGATTTCTGATGTGGAGGATTCGGCTTTAGGATGCTCTATCACTTGTGCTAAAGTTGATATGTATGATATTAGCATGACCAATACCACCTGTAGAGATTTTAAGAATGGAATTAATAAAGATAATATTATACTCGGTGGCGAAATAGATTTTATCAATATTACAAAAACAAAGAGTGGTAAAACTGTTGGTTCAGAAATGGCGTTTGTAACATTATGTGATACTACAGGATCGATTGATTCTATAATCTTCTTTCCTGAAAAATATAAACAATATAAAAATGTTTTATTCCCAGGAAATGTCATTATAGTAAAGGGTAATAGGTCAAAAAATGGAGACAGTCTGGTTGTAGAAAATGCTTATGTTGCCAAATCTTGACACCAGCCCACTATGGTTTATAATAAAGTAACTTGGTTTTGGTTATTTTAACTTTTAAGGAGATGATTATGAATATTGTTATGTTGCGTGGTAATCTAGCCCGTGATCCTGAACTTCGAGTACTAACAATCGGAGATAAGCAAACATCGGTTGTCAACTTCACAGTTGCAACATCTCGTGAGTTTACTAAGGCTAACGGAACTCAAGATAAGGTTACCTCTTTTATTCAGTGTGAGGCTTGGGATAGTGGTGCCGAGGCTATTGCTTCATCTTTTAAGAAAGGTGATCTAGTGATGGTTGAAGGTTCACTTAGGAATGATAGTTGGGAAAAGGATGGTGTTAAGCATAGCACACTGAAGGTTCGTGTTAATAATTTTGGTAAGATTCTTAAGACCAAGAGATCAGAAAAGAATACCAAAGACACTGAAACCGTCGCATTCTAATTAAACAAAGGAAAGAACCTGATAAGATATCCTTAGTAGCAACTCACTACTAGGGATATTTTATTAGGATAATACTATATGACAAAAAAAAGATTATTTATTGCTAATGATTCTAGTTTTTTAGCTAGTGGTTATGGTGTTTATGGTAAAGAACTATTAACTAGACTTCATAATTGTGGAAAATATGAAGTGGCAGAATTAGGATGTTATGCAGAAATAACTGACCCTAGGATAAAGAATATTCCATGGAAATTTTATCCTAATGCTGTGAGTGGATCAGATCCGCGGTATAATGATTATAGAAATAATGCTTTTAATCAATTTGGACTATGGAGATTTAATAGGGCAGTTTTAGATTTTAAGCCCCATATAGTATTTGATGTGCGTGATTATTGGATGTATTCTTATCAGGAAACTAGTCCATATAGAAAATATTTTAATTGGGTAATTATGCCCACAGTTGATTCTGCTCCACAAAAATACGAGTGGATTTATACTTTTGCTAATGCTGATCTTATAGTTCCGTATACAGATTGGTCTAAAAAAGTATTGATCAATGAGTGTGGATCAAAAATTAATCTTTTTCCAAAAATTACTAATGCTGGTATTAATCCAACTGAATTTTATCCTTTAGAAAATAAAACACAGCATAAGATTAAATATTTTGGTAAGGATGTTTCGATTGTTGGTGTAGTAATGAGGAATCAGAAAAGAAAACTATTTGCTGATATATTATTAGCATATAAAAAATATCTGAATAGATTAAAAGATAGTGGTCAAGTTGAATTATATAAAAAGTCTTATTTATATCTACACACTTCCTACCCAGAAGAGCAGGGCTGGGATTTCCCCGCACTATTAGCAGAATATGAGATGCTAGATAAGGTATATTTTACATATATCTGTAGAGGATGTAAGAATTGGTTCCCTGCTAAATTTCAAAATTCTATTACAAAATGTAAGCACTGTGGTTCACCAGCAGCATCGTTTTCTAATGTTGCTCATAATCTAGATACAAAAGGATTAAATGAAGTATATAATTTATTTGACCTATTTATTCAATATGCTATCTGTGAAGGATTTGGTATGCCACAGGTAGAAGCAGCGTCGTGTGGAGTGCAGATTGCTTCTGTTGATTATAGCGCTATGACAGAAATTGCTGAAAAATTAGATGGTATTAAAATTCCATTAGCTAGAATTTTTAGAGAAATGGAGACTAATGCTAATAGAGTTTATCCCGACATTGATGCTACAACAAATATTATTTATGATTATATTGTAAATACAAGCGAAGAAAATAAACAAAAGCAAAGTGCTAATATTAGAGAAAAGTGTAGTTCAATATATTCATGGGATAATTGTTTTAAGGTTTGGGATGAGTGCTTTGATAGCATAGATATTAAAAATAAAATACCTTGGAATACCCCTACAGCACATCCAACCAATCACGCCTCTGTTACAGTGCCTGAGAATCTCAATCCCGCACAGTTTGTAGAATACATTATTGCAAATGTGATTAATGAACCAAATTTAGTTAAAACTGCGATGTCTCAAAATCTTATAAGAGATTTGGGTAGTATTTTAGTCGCTAGAAATAATATGATACAAAGTATTGACCATAACCACGCTCTACAGGTTTTAAATCAATTGCTTAATGAAAAGATGCATTATGAACATATGAGAATAAATGAAAACTCCATACAAAAGGAAGATTTCCTAGGATGAGTGAAATTAAATTAATTCATACTTCATGTAAAAATTGTGTTTTTAGTATATTTGATACTAATACTCAAACTGGCTGTTTTACTAAATACCTAGATAGATATCGTGAAAAAAATATAGAAATTATTGAAGCATTTGACGACAATAAAGAATTCTTTATAATTAATGATAAAAAATGTTTAGGTTATAGAGAAAATGCTTGGTTTGATAGACATAATATGTCAAACTCAAGTATGGAAGAAAAATTTAAAAAAATAAAAAGTGAAAATTATTTACAATATTTACTAATCATAGATCTTCAACAATTTATTATGGAAGATGTTGATGATTTAGAGGAGCAACTTAAAACTTTAGATACTAAACCAAGTAAAATTATTTTTATAAGATATGATAATAACCCCATTCATTCTTTTGAAAGATTGGATAAATTATTAAAATCTTGTGATATTCATTGTCCATGGAGGATTCAAAGTATGTTGGACTATGCTCTTTCATATGATGAAATTTTACATAATGTAATTTTTATAGAGAATCAGTATAGATTTTTATTATCTGTTTATAAACCATACAATAATATTAATAACATTATTACAAAAACTAATAAAATTGTATTTGAAGATTTAGGTCAATTTAATGTTATAACAGATGAGGGCCGATCTTGTTTAATGTTTAGTGGTGGAATTTATAGATATTGTGCTTTTCATGAACATAAGGATATTTTAAAAGATTTTTCTAGTCACATCATAGTATGAATTTTATTATATTAGGCGATAAATATCAAAAAGGTATGAAATCCAAAGGTTGTGTGGGATTAATTAAAATTAATAAAACACAAAATATCTTTGAAAATCAATATAAAATAATAAAAAGTTTTTATCCATTAGCTAATATTATTTATATCCATGGTTTTGAATCTAAAAAATTTACTAATTTTTTAAGCAAAAATAGATACGATGATATTAAGCACTACTTTAATAATGACTATGAAATTAATAATCAAACATTTAGTCTAAGTTTAGCACAACAATTTTTGAATGATGATTGTTTTATAATGTTCGGAGATAATATTCTTAGTAAGAGTATTTTTAATAAATTTAATAATAAGTGTGGGCCACAAGTATTCATTTCTCAAGATTCATCTAATGAAATTGGGTGTATTATAAATAATAATATTATAGAAAATATATCTTTTGATCTTGATAACTCATTGAGTAACATGTATTATATCAACAAGGATACTGCTCATTTGCTAAGTTCATTAGTTTCCGATAAGAGATATCATAATAATTTTATTTTTGAAATCATCAATAAAACTATAGATATTGGAATATGTTTTAAGCCTTATTATTTAAATAAACAAGCTATATTATCAAGAAAGTAATTATGATACCAACCACAGAAAAATTTGCCATATACACTAATAAAATTGATTCATTAATAGTTGAGCCAGTAAAAGATTTTATCATTAATAAATATAACGCTAATAATGATTTTAATATTTTTTCCGATGTTATCTCAGTTAGTGCTGAACCATCATATGCTATATTGTCTGCTTATTATTTACCATTTTATAATGGTATTTTAATTTTTACCAGTCTTGAAGACTATGTTTCAAAACAACATGAGATTGTGGAAGGCATAGTCACTTACGTTATTTCTGATCCACAAGTCGCAAAGGGCGGTTTGGAACAACAAACAAAATTTATATCTGTGGTAGATGATAAGGTTATAGAACTATGAAATATGAATCATTATCTGATAAACAAAAAGAAAATTTACTTCGCAAAGAATATGAGGTAGGTTTAAAGAGTTTTAGAGATATTGCTGATGAGCATGGCACTTATGCTAATAAAGTGCGTAGAGACGCTATTAAGTTTAAGATCAACATTAGAGATAAAAGCGTGGCTCAGAAAAATGCTCTTAAAACTGGCCGATCACAACATCCAACACAAGGCAAAGAACGATCAGAAGAAACTAAAAATAAGATTGGTACTGGAGTCATGACATCATGGGAAAATTTAGATGATGAGACTCTAGAAAAACGCAAAGAAAAGGCTAGACAAAACTGGGAAAGTTTATCAGAAGAAGTGAAAGAAAATATTTTACACGAAGCTAATACTGCTGTGAGACAAGCTAGTAAAACAGGCTCTAAACTAGAATTGTTCTTATTCAACACATTGTTGCAGGATGGTTACGTTGTGGAATTTCATAAAGAGCAAAATCTACTAAATACACGCTTGCAACTTGACCTGTTTTTACCTAAACTAAATATAGTCATCGAGGTCGATGGACCATCACACTTTGCTCCTGTGTGGGGTGAGGATACTCTTAAAAGAAATAAGGGCTATGACAATAAGAAAACAGGATTGATTTTAGGAAAAGGATTGGCTTTAATAAGAGTTAAACAAAGTAAAGATTTTTCAAAAGCTAGGGCCACAGTTATTTATCGTGAACTTTTAAAGTCAATAGAATTAATACAAAACTCTAGCACTAAAAATATAGAAATAGGAGATTAATGTGGGAAGACCAAAGAAAGAAATTGTGACAGAAACAGTCAATGATACAGTTGAGGTGGTGGTCACGAATGTGACTCCAACATTTAACGATATTGAATGGACAGACTATGTGTTAAGTTTGTTATCTGATGATGAAAAAATTAGTGGAAATCCAACCACAGATGGTCTGAGACGCATATTCGAAACAGCATTAAATTGCACGGTTTTAGATGCCACTTCAGAAGTTGTACAATCTCCTTCAAGAGATAATGAAAATAGAGCAACTGTAACACACACTCTGCACTATTATTTAAATGATGAGTCTATGTCTAAGGAACTTAAATATAGGTCAGTATCCGGTGCCGCAGACGTTTATTGGGGCAATTGCGACAAGATTTATCGTAATCATCCCGTGGCTGTGGCAGAAACAAGGGCTGAGGGTCGTGCTTTGAGAAGAGCACTAAAATTGCGCAAAGTTGTGGCTGCTGAAGAATTGGCTAAAGATATTGAGGATCATCCTGATCATGATACTATAAATAAGATTACTAATAATCAAATTAATTTTATGGATGTATTAGCTAAAAGATTGAATATTAATCCTATCAAATTAATGGAAAATCTTGCTATTGATAACTCAAATATCTATAATATATCGTATGATAATGCTGTGAAAACTGTTACAACATTATCTGGTTATCAACAAACTAACGATATACCTCAAAATATTATTGGGTATGATCCTAACTGGAAATAGAGTGATTTATGAAATTAAAGTATAAGGTCAGTGACAGATTAGAGTTTGAACTTGAGGGTGCTGGTCAAAAAGAGGTTTTTAAGGAACTAGCTCTTATACAAGAAATTTTTGGTGAGGAGAAGTGTGGATTATGTGGAAGTACCAATCTGCGATTTGTGGTAAGAAATGTTGAGGGTAATGATTATTACGAATTGCGTTGCAGTGATTGTGGTGCTATATTAGCATTTGGTCAGCACAAAAAGGGTGGAACACTATTTCCAAAGCGCAAAGATGATGATGGTAACTATTTAGCCAATAAGGGTTGGCACAAGTGGGTTAAAGAAAAATAATTTTTTTATCCTGAGCATTTAGTTAAAATGATATAGTTTCCATCAAAAGTATCAAAGTAAGCGTATACTTTTGATCCTGAAGGATAAAAGCAACCAAGTCTATCTATTACTCCAACAGTTTGATCTCCGTCTACTATGGCATTAGGGCCAGCTGGATATGCACCCCCATATTTAATAAGTGTGCCAGTACCTAAACTATGTGGATTTAAACCTCCATCTAGTGATAATGCAACTATTCTGTGTGATGGTGGACTAACCCATACTTTCCTATCTCTGTCAAATCTTAAATCAATAGGCCCAACTGGCCAATCTTGTGGTTTTTGTAACCAATCTGGGGCAAAATAACTAGATAAATTATCAGAACCCGATGCGTTTGGTATTGGTTTTCCTTGAGTATCATAACCCCAACCATGAAGTAAAATTGGACCTCTCATAGCTATTAATCTATAATCATCGGCATATTTTATTAAATCATCTTGAGGTAAAATATTATTTAATAAACCTTCCTCTGGAACTGTATCACTTCTTCCAACTAAATCTATAACATGACCTTTATGAGCACCACCATCAACTCTATCTATTAGAGTATTAGGATTAGTTAATGGATTAAGATGTAGCGATCTAACAGATAGATTATTCATATCATAGTCTCCACCGCCACTAGTTCCTCTCCATGATGGTGGCTGTGGAGCTTTAGTATAAGATTTAATCTCACTACCAGTAGCACCACCAGGGTAGGTAACAGTCAATAATTCTAATTTTGGTAATTCATCTTCTCCAAATATAGAAACAGGACCAAAAAAAGCATCCAAACTCATATAAGATTTTTTCTCATATTCAATCACCATTTCGGCAGCACTCTTATATAAAGTTTCAAAACCAACTCTGGTTTGTCTACTTCCCTCATAAGATTCAGTCATCTGACCAATTATCACTCTTTGTAATGAAGCCTCTCTAGCTTGAAACTGTCTAAAACTAACTTTATTACCATTTATATTTAAATTTAAACGTCTACCCATTTTTTGTAAATTTATTGTATTATCTTTAATTTTTTTCAAATATTCAGATCTTTGTTTTGTATATTCTTTGAATCTATCAATATAAACCTTACTTAATGTTCCAAATTTTGGAGTATAAGTTTTAAATTCAGCTGTACTAGTAACTCCATTAGCCCCATATTCAATATTAATACTACTTAACACCGGACCAGATGCAATTGCAGCTCCTAAATTAGCAACATTCGGAAAGCCTAAAACTGTGGCCGATCCAGTTTCTGCTCTTAATAGCCCTCTATTCATTGTTGACACAAGGCCGCTACCAATAGTGGTCATAGCTCCCAATGATCCATACGTCCAAGGATTCAAATCAGTTTGTTGTACAACCTCCACACCCCCACCATCCACAAAACATCCAGAAGATCCCCACGGACCATAAACTTGATTATTATATTTTAATGGAATTGCTACTCTTTGTGGACGCACAGCAGCAGGCATAAAACCACGATTATTTAAACTAGTAATGTCCACAACTGCTCCAGCATCATCCACATTTTTACCATTCAGTAGATCGAAGTTTTTAGCTTCTACAGCCTGTGCATTTTCATTAATGACAAGTTCTTGTGCAATAGATGATACCCAATTTGGACTAAACCAGTTTCCACAAGCTTGCACACATGGAGATGGTAATTTGAATAAAACACAAGGAACTAAATCAGGCTTGTCTCCTGGTAAATTTAAACTTTTAATAAATTTATCTAAATAATAATTTGACTCAACACCTACAAGTATAATTTTAGGATCAATATCTGCTCTAACAAAAACAAAACTACTATCATCAGTAGCAACTGCTTCATCGTCATTTAAATAACTCAGGTCTAATAGTCCACAACTTCCAGCCGCGAATCTGGCAAAAGCATTTATTTTACCATCTTCATTTCTAAACATTTGTAAAAAAGGATCAGCTAATCCTAATACTGGATACTCTAGATCTACCCAACCACCATCTGTTGTTGGTTCAGCAGTGAATTGCCATTCTTCGTTAATAGTATCATAAGTATTTCTATAACCACATAAAATAACACTATTCAGTGGATCTTGAATTATATTCGCTAAAGGTATCAGATATTGTTTAGCGTAGTAAGTTTGACCCAACCCAACTACAAATGCATGAATCTTTTCAAGATCATCAATAATACCAGGTTTAAATGCTTCTACTGTTCCCTTTTTTGGATTTTGCAGAACGTCTACCAAAGCTCTTACTTGAGCATTTGGTGTTAAACCATTAAAATCATTATTAGTAGCTAGAGCATCCCAATAGTCTCTATTTGATTTTATGCATTGAGAGAATATACTCCTAATAGCAAAATTTAAGGAGTCGCCAGCCTGCGGGGTCGCGGCGGCCCCAGCACCAATCGTAGAATCCATAACTCTATCTAACCAAGCATCACGACTAGCTAATGCTGCTCTAATATCATATTCATGAATAATATACGGTCCATTACCAATAGGAACATTGAGTTGAGTATTTAATTTTAACATTTTTTTCTGAATAAAAAATCCATAATTATCATAACCAACTGGAATAATTGGAACATCTTCTGTTGGGGATTCTGCTCCCTCATCTGGTGGATCAAAACCAAAAAATGGAAAACATCCGTCCACTCCTCCATCATATTCAGCCATTCTATGAACATTAGAACCAATTAAAATAGTTTTAGTTTTTTCTGATCTTAATTCTTGACCATATGATAATTGCGTGGCAATACCAGCATTGTCATAAAAATTTATCAATCCATCAAATGATATGGGATTATTATTTAAAGGTATAAAGCCAACTCTAATCATATTACGTCCAATACATCCCCCTTCTGGACTGAGTTCTTCTAAATAAACATAGTATTCGGCTCCAATAAGATCTGCAATTTCAGTTAATAAAGAGGATAGAGATATTTTAGGATTACCACTTATTCTAAAATAGTTTGGAACACCACCAATTTCTAAATCACTCCATTGTATATGATATACAGCATTTGCTCTATTTGTAATGGGATCATATGTTGAAGAATATATTGGCATATCCAACTCTTGCAAACCTTGAATAATTTTATTATATGGCATACCAGCATTTTCTAACACCCCAGCTGTTCCATAAAATTCACATTCTCCATCATGAACTAATCCTTCAAAATATTGATAAACATTAATATAATTAGGTTTATCATAGATAATCGTCCTATCTACAATAGTATCGCCAATAATATTACCACCACGATTATATATATCACTAAAAGTATCTATAACAATAGCTGTATTTTCTAATAAAACTCTAGGATCATCAACCTTAACAGAATATGTTAAGCCGCTACTGCTTTTATTAACACTCCATGAAGTTAATACTCCACCAAATTGAAAAATTATTCTATCTTTTGGAAGATCGCAAATACTTACATTGTCAGGATCCTCTTCTGGTGTTAATGTATAAACATAAAAATATACAGCATCACCAACTTGTATATATCTCGGATCAGTGTTCAATAATGCTGGAGCAAAAAAATCTCCATCCTCACAGTCTAAAATTAAATTTATATTTAAACTACTAGACGCAGTACCTAGTCCTAAACTAGCGTTCATATTTAGAACGGTAGCGCCTAAGAATTTAAATGGCTTAACTAATAATATATCGTCTGGATATGTGGGAGTGCTCATATTTTACATCCTACTTTACAAATATAATTTAAATTAACAGTATAAGAACCTTCTCTTGTATTCCATGAAGTATTTCGTCCTGATAATATATAAACTTCTGGATCAGGCAATATACTATCTGGTAGATCTGGAATAGTTAAACCATCAATAACATCAGCTAATTCTACTTTACATGGACTACATCTTTTTAAAGTGTTATCTCTACCTTCTATCACAATATTTATCTTTCTTGCAGTAACTGTGTTTACATCTTGAAATACTGTTGTACCTGACCTACTCGGACTTGCATAAAATGATCCTGGAAAAACATGTTCGGGTAATACGCTAACTGGCTCATCAACAGTATAACTACTAACAGTAAAAAATTTATCTTTATCTCCTTTACCAGTTTTATTAGAACTATATTCTGCTGAATATGTTATATTACCATCAATATAGTTTTTTGTCAAGATCAATGATGTTGGTAATAGTGTTGGCTCAGTTGTACACTCAGCTGTGCTATTAGTCAAAAATGGATCACTTCTGGTGAAATTACCGATTGTATTAAGACCACTAGTTGTAATTCCAAGAATAGTTTTAAAAGTTGGCTTTAAATCATCTTTATCAATATCTATTATTAGAGATAAAAAATTATTAGCATTATCAAATTTTGTGGTTCCATCATGAGTAATAAATAATCTACCATTTTGAGGTAATTGATAATTTCCACTACTATTAAGTAATCCGCCTATCATTAATCCTTGAATTTTACCTTCAATTGAGATTGTAGTATTTGTACTGGCTGGATTATTTAATGTATTATTAATTGTTTTACTGATAGTATGAAGCACATTATCTGCATCAAATTCAGCATTATCATCTTTATTTCTTTTTAAAATACTATTATAAGTTAAACTAAATGTTCCTTCACTCTCTGATGTGTTGCAGGATATGGTTTCATTATATACTTTATATTTATCTTTAATATCTTTTAATATACCATTATCTCCATCGGGAGAATCTATGAAATGAATTTGCGTGTTATCCTGACCTGATACTGTCGAAATTGATTCTGGGCCAAGAGTTTTATCGCTTTCACAATTATTAGCAATCTTATTATCATCTTCTGGTATGTGTAAAATTCCACCAACCAGAGCTTTAACTTGAGTATATAGTCTATCTTGTACAAAATCTTTAGCTTGTAACCAAGCGGCTTTTGTTTTGCTCTTGAAGAATTGAGATCCAGCATATTCAAAATCATAATAATTTTTACCAGTCGCAGATAGATTATATGTTACATTAATTATAGAATTATTAATTTTTAACACTCCACTAATATCACTATGTAAAACATGATTATAATAATCGTTACCGAGATCAAAAGACCAATTTTCATTAAAAGTTTTTATTTTATACTTATTAGTATCTATAATATTAGTAGATATACTAATACCAGAGATAGCACTAGATAATTGTTCATCAATTAAATTAATTTCATTAAATTCGATTGTTGCAGAGTATGGGGCGAAGCTGGTCCATTGGTTGTCTGATTGATCGAAACTTAATGATCTTAATATTCCGCCACTAGCGCATATTAATGATTTATTATTGTCATCTAAAACTAATAAAGTACTTCCATTATATGATAATATTCCTTTGGTCCTCTCAATATTGCTTAAAATTTGAGATAATCTATTGGTCATAACACCACTAGATGGTGGTAATCCAGAATTGGTTACATAGCCATCAAAATTAATATTATAAGTATATCCACCTATCACATCATTAGCATAATTTATTTCTCTACTAATACTAATATGTGGGACCGGAGATAATATATATGCGCTATCTATAGTAGCTCCAGACACCAATGGTAATTTTGGCAATGGGCCGTAATACATTTTACTCATTTTTATGCCTCATCAGTCGTTTCATAATCTGTTGTATTAAATCTGCCAGGATTATTTACTCCCATTGCATTTAGACCAGTATTATAGTTATATGATAAGTATTTACGAACTACAGAAAAGGATCCATCTGTTCTATTATATGAGTATTTATTATCTATTAATTTCATACCCTTTTTCATAGTATCATCAAAAATCATTTTTAATGGAAATCCACTATTTTTTGGTAAATTAATACCATTGCTACAAATAGACTCAATTATACTTTTAGGATCACCACATCCAGTACCATGTTCATATCCTTCAATATTATATGTTATATATCTTGGTGTGTCTGTGCCTATTCTTTGAATAATTGGTCCACTCTTACGTCCAGGAATAACAAATTCTGCTATTCTTGGTATAGGATCATCAATAGTTATAATAAAACTAGTTAATCTACTATCTCCCTTACAACCATTTTTACTATTATAATTTGTGGTAAAATTAATAGTACCATTAAAATAATCATGAGATACAGAATGAGATATTGCTAGGGGGACCTTTCCAAGGGCATCTTCAGATTGTAGTGCATCACATTCACTATCTACATTTAATCCAGAATAAGTTATTGATAAGGCTTTAGCTAATCCATCAATTAGCCCACTTTTACTAGCAATACTATTATAACCAATTAAAGCTGCTTCATACCTTCCAGATGGATAACTTGGATTAGTTTTAAATATTTCACCACTACCTGGTAAATATAAAACTCCAGAACTTCTAATTATTCCACCCTCTACTAAACCCTGTACTGATCCATTAACAGTCACAGAAACTTCTCTATTTTTACCATCATCACTAACTTGTCGAGAGGTGGTAATATTAGTGATAGTATCTGATTTAATTTTATCGTTATCTAGAACATTTTTCTTTTTTACAATAGCTTTATAAGTTGCGCTGAATGAGCCATCGCTTTCTGATGTGTTGCACGATACTGATTCGTTGTAAATACCAAATACACTAATACCACTACCACTCATTCCAGAGGGTACGCTACTATTAAAACTATCAGATATACCAGTTGGACTATATAAAATACCATCAAGAGCATTGCCAGATCGTGCTGCAAATAATTCTTGAGCTTCATTCGTATCATTAATAGTCAATAAATTTTCTGTTAATCTATTAACTACTTTATATAATCTATCTTGACAAAAATTCTTAGCTTGTTCCCAAGCTGGCATAACATATATTTCACTATCACTTTTAAAATTAGTATAGTGTTTACCATTAGCTGTGACTGTGTATTCAATATCAAAATAATTATTATTTAAATTAAAAATATTACCAGAATCATCATCAGTTAAACTATAAATATTATATATGTTATTATTTAAAGCAAAATTCCAGCTATCATTAAATGATTTTACTTTATATTTCACCATATCTATTAGTGATGGTGAGTCCGAATTAATTATACCGCTAGGCAAAGGTTTGGGAGTACCATTTTCACAACCAAAAATTTGACCTGTACCACTGCAACTAACAAAACTAGTTTCATTAGCTTCTAGCGTTATTTTATATTTAGCATAATTAACCCAATGATTATTATTATTAGCTTCAATATTTAATGCTCTGATAATACAACCAGATGCTCTCATAATCACTTTGTCAAATTCATTTGCATTATTAGTGGTTTCTAATATGGTTAAAATACCATTATTAAAACTAAAAATATTTTTAACTTTCTGAATTGCGCCTAATGTTTTCTCAAAAGAATCTGCAATTCCTGTGGGAATGATATTTTTATTTAAATCAATAGAAGTAGCATAGCCATCAAGATCAATAATATAAGTATATCCAATTGGAGTATCATTAGCATAATATATTTCTGGTCGTATACTTATTATTGGAGCTGGTAACAGTCTATAATTATCTGTTAATCCAAATTTAGTAATAGTATTAATACCGCATCCACTCTCTGTTGTGATATCACAGCATGTGTTTGGATCAGCTAATGACGGGCCAAAACTATTTGTGGGATCTTCAGCAGCAGTGCTTTGAACAGATCCTCTACTATAATAGACTTTTATAGTTGGTGAATATGACATAATTTATCCTAGTCTTCTGATGATTCGAATGGATTAGCTTCTGTTGTTTGAGGTTGACCAATATTACTAAT